CGCAATCAACGCCAAAACCACCAACCTCCCAGCATCCCCTGCGGCGGTTGGCAGCGCGATGACGTTGGCCGATGACGCCATCACGGCGGCCAAGTTCGACCAATCCACCGCCCACCCGTTGACCCAGGCCGACAGCGGAGCGACTGCGGTTGCGCGCACCGGGGCCGACAGCGACACGCTCGAAAAACTGTCAGACCAGATTGACGGGGTGAGCGCGGGCAGCGGCCTGACAGCGCAGGAAACCCGCGACGCCATGAAGCTGGCGCCCAGCGCAGGCGCGGCGGCAGCCGGCAGCATCGACGCACACCTGGATTCCCTGCTGGCCTATGGCACCGGCACCGGCACGGGCACCTACACGGACACAGTGACGGATGGGGTAGACCCACTTGACAACGTGCTGGTGCAACTGAGCACCGACAGCGCAGGGGCCAACATGGCGTATCGTGCCTACACCGATGCAAGCGGGGTGTTCACGATGCAGCCAGACCCAGGCACCTACTACGTGTGGCTCGAATTGGCCGGCTACACGTTCACGCAAGGCGCGGAGGTGACCGTATCATGACAATTACCGGCACGGCAATCACGGCGGGTACCTACTACGGCACTGTTGCAGGTGTCGAAGCTCACGTGCCAACCATCGGCACGATCAGCGCGTTGACCAAGCCGACAACCGCGCAGGTCGTGGCGTGGTTGGAGGAGGCGACGGCCATCATCGACCGCACCCTTGCCACGGCGGGATATGCTACTCCGGTGACCTCTGGCAGCGCGAGCTACAATGAGTTGATTGGCCTGGCGAATCTGTACGGCGCGGCTCGCACGCTCCAGGCGCGGGCCATCGAGGCGGCAACGGGCGAAATCCAACCGCGCTGGCAGGCGATGCTGGATGAGTTCTACGCGCGCTTGACCGCGATTGCGGCAAGCACCTTGTCGGATGTGCCGGCAGCGGCAGGCACCACGGGCAGCACGGCGCGCAGGATTCGCGGGATACAGACGGTGCGCGTTGACCGGCAGATTGGCACGTCAGGGGAGTATGCGTAGTGGACGCCCTGTTGCGGGCGCTGGTTGCCGCTGGACTGATCGACCAGGACACCGCTGATGTGATGCGGCGCCGGCTCGATCCCGTGGCGTTCCGGGCCTGGGCCGATGCCGAAATCGAGCGCGCGACGGTTGCAGGATTGACCGCCCAGCAAGGTCGGCTGGTTGACCTACTCCGAGCGCACAATTACAACCCGACCGCGGCGCAGTGGGCGCGGTTCTGGCGGCGCGAGGATGAACTGCTGTGGGACAGCATGCGGAACGCGTTCGCCCGGGTGGGCACTGAACGACAGGCTGCAGCGCACGCCAACATCGAGTCAGGTGATATCACATTCGACCTGCCGAACCTTGACGCGCGCGAGTGGGTGACTGGCTATTACACCAGCCCATCACCGCTTGACCACGGCAGCGTACCGAACCTTGACCAAACCAGCCGCGAGCAGGTTGAGCAGGTATTCCGGCGGTGGATTAACGGGGACCTGGAGGGGGCCGCCGCGCGCGAACAGGGCATACCGGCTTTCATCCGAGCACTGGAGCCGACATTTGGGCCGGTGCGGGCGCGGCGCGTTGCGGTCACCGAAGCCACCCGCATCTTCACTGAAGGCCAACGGCAGGCCGAAGCCGACAACGAATTTACGACCATGTTTCGGGTAAGCACGTCACGCGATGAAAGGGTGTGTCCTATCTGCGGTCCGCTGGACGGCCAGACGCGCGAGAAGGGCACCTACACTTACCAGCACCCGGAGCTTGGCCCGATTGCCGGGCCACCGTTCCACGTCAACTGCCGGTGTGGTGAAACGCCGGAGACGGCACTATCGGCATCAGTGGCACCGCTGCGGCAGTGGCATTACGCGGGGGAGGCGGCATAGTGGAGATCACGGTAACGGTAGACGTCGCAGCGGTGCGTGCCCTAATCAACAGCCAATCGGCGCGGATCAACCGGGCGATGTCGGCGGCACTCAATGACAGCAGCGCGCTGATCCTGCGCGACATGCGCCAGTATCCCCCACAGCGGGCCGGCAGCACGTACCAGCGCACACACAACCTGTTCAATTCGTGGTCACGGCGGCGCCCAACCGGGGCGGGGCTGGAAATGTCCGTGGTCGTGGGCAGCGATGCCGACATTGCACCATACAATGTCCAGGTGCAGCATCCTGAGCTACAGGCGGCGGTGCACGTCAGGCGCTGGCAGACGACCGAAACGGTACAGCGTGCACGTCAGGGTGATGTGCAGCGGTTTTTTGACGTGCGACTCCGGGAGGCATTTGCAGGCACATGACAACCATCAGCGACGTGGTAACAGCCCTCGCGGGGGTACTCGACGGGATAACCGGTGTCGATGTGGTGGATACAACCGGCTACGATGCCGCCGTCACGACGCAGGATGTGGCTCTCATCATCCCGCCGTTCGAGCAGGCGAGCGGCTACGGATTTATGACGCACCAGCAGACGGGAACACCGACCTGGCAGACGCACGTGGTACGGTGCGAATTTTGGTGCAAGTGGCTTACCAGCAACACCCAGGCAGCGACACGCGCCAGAACGGTTGAGGCGGCGATTGTGGCGGCGCTACTGGTCGATCAGACGCTTGGTGGGGTTGTGTCAGGAATCGGTATCATCGATGACAGCCTGTCGCTTGCGTCAACTGAAGTGCGGACACGGGTTGAGGACGTCAAATATCGAGACGTGGCGTTTTACCGCGTCATCGCAGAAATTCCGGTATACATTATTACGTGAGGTGAAAAATGGCAGTTTTAGGACGCAACACCAGGCTGCTGCTGGATTGGTACTTGGTATCCAGCGACACCATGAACATCGATTTTGAGCTTGAACGGGCGGATGAGGAGGTACCTACGCACGAAAACCCGCGCGACTTCATCCCCCGCCAAGCTCACGGCACCCTGACGCTGAACGGCTATATCAGCGTCTACCCGAATACGTTCGTGCTGGAAAAGCGGCTGCACGGGATATTCGACGATCCGGACGGCACGCACTATTTCGCGTTGATCCCGGACTTCGAGGCCACCGGCTGGAATCCAGTCTATACCGGCACGATCAAGTCCGCAGACGTCCAGGTGCAATCGGCGGCCAAAAACGTCATCACGATTAACGGCAGCATGCGCACCGATTCGTACTTTCGGCCAACGCTGGGGGAGAACTACGACGGGCAGCGGGCCGCGCTGCTGTACTACAACGAGGCGCTGGCCGTCACCGACACCTACACCAACGGCAGTTACGTAGACCTTGGCGCAACGTTTGCGAAGGGCGTTTTCGTGGTTGTGACGTTCGACCAGGCAGGAAGTGCCGATATCTTGATGAATTTCACCGAGGCTACAACCAGCGGCGGCGCTGGTGACGCTGAAATCTACACGTCACCACTCGAACACGACGGCGGCGATGACGTGACGATCGACACCGCAGAAGCGGTCACGAAGCAGTTCGTGCGCTTCCGGGTCAAGACTGAATCCGGCACCGATACCATCGGTGTAGCAGCGTGGTTCATGGGAGCAAACTGACATGGCAAACCGACCTGACAACGCGATTTTTACCGTCAACGCGGTGACGTGGACACCCTACGCCGAGACCATCAACATGACCCGCGACCGGGAGCAGATCGAGACGCCGACGCATGAAGACCCGGAGGCGGTCCTGTACACTGACGACGGCGCAACGTTTACCGTCGATGGCCCGTGGTCAACGACGTTTGATGGGTACGGCGGGCCGCTGTTTGAGGACCCGGACACCGACCTGACCATCATCTATGGACCGCTGGGAAGCACGGCGACCTACCCGAAATACACCGCGACCGATGCGCGGCCTGGGTCGTACAAAATCAGCAGTCCGGCAAACGGGGCGATCAAGCTGTCGTACAAGCTGCGCGCCCGCACCGGCGTCACCCGGAGCACCTACTCATGAGGGTTGACGCCAACGTTCCCGGCTATACGGCGTGGATCGAGTTCACGGAGTCGTGGAGCCGGGCCGACATGCGGCGCGTGTTCGACCTGGACGGCCAGGAGTTCCTGGACTTCCTGGCGGGGAAAACGACGGCCTGTCACCTGGACGTGGTGGAGGGTGACGCCATCACGGTGCCGGCGGACATCTCCGTCATGGCGAACTTTGAGCGCCTGGACGTGCGGGTGGTGCAATTCCTGAGCAACGCGATCACGACGGCGGCCGGCGATGCGCTGGTATCGGCACGTAAAGGTTTTTTTTGCGTGGTGCCGTCGCCTATGCCAGAGGCGAACCAGACGCCGGCAACGTAGCAGTCAAAGAATCATTGCTCGATGCGCACCTGCTGCGCCAGTTCCCGGGGCGCACGCTTGACGAGCTTGACCAAATGGATTGGGCGCGTTACTTGCGGGCAATCGAGACAGACCGGATTGTGGCAATCGAGCAGCGGCGGCAGCAGTTCCTGTCAGGCAGCATTGCGCCCGATGCGATGACGGCGGAAGATTGGGACGTGATCCAGGAACACGACCGGATCATGAAGCAGCACACGACGCGGATTGACGACTGATGGCGACACCACTACAGATTCTAATCAACGCACGCAACCAGGCGGGGCCGGCATTTGCCCAACTCCAGCAGCAGATGGGCGGCGTTGACCGCGCAGCC